TCTCTGGTGGCACCAACAGCAACCGCCCCACGGTGGCTGCTGACCTGAATGAAACGTCTCTTGAGAACGCCGTCATTCAGATCGCTGGTTGGACGGATGAACGCGGTCTGCTGATCGCTGCCAAGCCTCGGAAACTGATTGTTCCCCCGGCTCTGATGTTCGTGGCAACCCGCCTGCTCGAAACCGAGTTGCGCGTGGCTACCGCCGACAACGACATCAACGCCCTGAAGAACAACGGTTCGATCCCCGAGGGTTATACCGTTAACCACTTCTTGACCGACACGAACGCGTGGTTCCTGACCACGGACGTGCCCAACGGCCTGAAGCACTTTGTCCGTACCCCGATGTCTACGTCCATGGACGGGGACTTCGACACCGGCAACGTGCGCTACAAGGCCCGCGAGCGTTATTCGTTCGGCGTCTCGGATCCGCTGGGTATCTTCGGTTCGCCCGGAGCCTAAGTGGTTCTACGAAAAGGGGGCTTCGGCCCCCTTTTCTTTTTCCCGTGGCGGGTGTATAAACTCACCAGTCCCAAGATCTCCAACTGCTTGCTGACCGGCTTGGCGGACTGACCTCACAGACAGCAAGCGCAATTTGAGGAGCCTTCAATGGCACGCACTACCTTCTCCGGCCCGGTAGCCTCTGACAACGGCTTCATTGGCGCTCTCACGGGCAACGTCACGGGCAACGTCACGGGCAACGTGACCGGTACCACCACCGGCATGGCCGTTCTCCCGGCTTACACCACGACTGCTCTGCCCACTGTTGTGGTTGGCGGTCTGATCTATGTCTCTAATGCCAACACCAACGCAGGTACCGTTTGCTTCGGCAAAGGTTCCAGTTGGATTGACATCAAGACTGGTCTGGCGGTTGTCGCTTAATAGGAGCGCATCACCATGATGCAAACCGACGTTAAAGGCGCAACCTGCGCTGCCAATGCTGCGACGACGATCTACAACGGTCGAACTCGCGTCAAGAGTCTGGCGGTCAGCGCGGTTACAGCCGGTGCTACGGTGGCTGTGGCGGACGGGTCTACGACTCTGTTCACGTACACGGCCACGTCGGCGGGCCCCATCAACATTCTTATCCCCGGCGAGGGCGTGTTGTGCCAAACGAGCGCAATCGTCACCTGCGCTGCCGGTGTGAGTGCGGTGGCGTTCTATGGCTAAGAGCCCAGCATGGCAGCGCAAGGAAGGCAAGTCGGAGAGCGGCGGACTGAACGCCAAAGGCCGCGCCTCCTACAACCGCGCCAATCCTGGGAAACCGGGTCTGAAGGCTCCTCAACCGGAGGGCGGACCTCGGCGCGACTCCTTCTGTGCTCGGATGAAGGGCATGAAGAAGAAGTTGACAAGCGCCAAGACCGCCAATGACCCGAACAGCCGGATCAACAAGTCCTTGAGGGCATGGAACTGCTGACATGAGACCGGATAACGCTGAAGTTGTTAAGTCGGTTGGCGATGTTCTGTCTATCGTCACCGTCGTTGGAACGCTTGTCGAAATGCTTCCGTCTGTAGCCGCCATCTTCACGATCGTGTGGACTGGGATCCGCATTTGGGAAACCGATACCGTACAACGGATGGTGGGGCGCAAGGGGAAAGACAATGCCGAGCAGTAGCGGTAAGCAGCACAGATTCATGGCGGCGGTGGCGTCAAACCCCAAGTTCGCCAAGAAGGTAGGTGTCCCTACATCCGTAGGGGAAGAGTTCATTCAGGCCGACAAAGGCCGCAAATTTCCAAACAAGGAGTCCGACATGAAGGGCATGAAGAAAATGGCTATGGGTGGCGGCGTCATGCAGAAGAAGGGCATGACTACTGCCAAGATGGGCGCCGTGAAGACCGCTGCTCCCAGCCGTGACGGCGTTGCTGTCAAGGGCAAGACCAAGGGCACCATGGTCAAAATGGCCAAGGGCGGCAAGATGATGGGCGGGAAGTGCTGACATGATGCCCAGTCGCGGGATGGGGGCCATGCTCCCATCCAAGATGCCCAAGGGTGAGCGTAAGGCTCGGCGCGATGACACGGACTTCACGGAGTACGCCGAGGGCGGTGAGGCCAAGTCCAAGGTGAACGAGGCAGGCAACTACACCAAGCCCGGGATGCGTAAGTCTCTCTTTGAATCAATCAAGGGACAGGCAACCCAGGGCACGGCGGCGGGACAGTGGAGCGCAAGAAAAGCGCAGTTGCTTGCCAAGCAGTACAAGGCCAAGGGCGGCGGGTATCGTGACTAAGAAGCCTCAGCAGTCGCTGAAGAACTGGACTGATCAGAAGTGGAGGACAAAAAGTGGTAAACGATCTTCTGACACGGGTGAAAGGTATCTTCCAGAGGCTGCGATCAAAAGTCTTTCCCCCCAAGAGTACGCCGCCTCAACCAGAGCAAAACGAGCAGGCAAAGCCTCCGGCAAGCAGTTCGTAGCCCAACCCAAGGCCATCGCTAAGAAAACCGCGAGATTCAGATGACCACTTCCGGTACCGCATCGTTCAACCTCGATCTGACGGAGATCGTGGAGGAAGCCTTCGAGCGTTGCGGGGCTGAACTGCGCACGGGCTATGACCTGCGCACGGCGCGGCGTAGCCTTAACCTCATGTTTGCCGACTGGGCCAACCGGGGCGTGAACATGTGGACGTTCGAACAAGGAACGATCCAACTGGTCCAGGGCCAGAACACCTACGCCCTGCCGGACGACACGGTGGACCTGCTTGAGCACGTCATCCGCACGGGCGCCAACAGCAGCAACAATCAGGCTGATCTGACCATTACCCGGATCAGCGTTTCTACGTACGCCACGATCCCGAACAAACTGCAACAGGCCCGCCCCATTCAGGTGTGGATCCAACGGCTGAACGCGCAGACTTCGCCCACTGGCTATACGCTGCCCGCGCTCATTACTTCTGCCGCAACCACGATTACGCTCAGTTCGACCATTGGTCTTCCGGCCAACGGGTTCATCCTGCTCGACAGCGAACTGATCTACTACGGCTACATCAGCGGCAACACGCTCTACAACTGCGCCCGTGGGCAGCAGAACACGACGGCGGCGTCGCATCCCCAGGGAACTGCGGTCTATATCAAGCAGGTCCCGGCGGTCACGGTGTGGCCCACCCCGGACAATACGCAGACGTATACCTTCGTGTACTGGCGCCTGCGCCGCACGCAGGACGCCGGGGAAGGCGTCAATGTCATGGATGTCCCGTTCCGGTTCATCCCGTGCATGGTGGCAGGCTTGGCCTACTACATGAGCATGAAGATCCCCAAGGCGCTGGAGCGCATGGACACGCTCAAGGCACAGTACGAAGAGGCTTGGCAGTTGGCCGCAGACGAAGATCGTGAGAAAGCCGCGATCCGGTTTGTGCCCCGGCAGATGTTTATTGGCGGGGGGTATACCTAAATGGGTAACCGGTTCGCCTCTGGCAAGTTCAGCATCGCCATGTGCGATCGCTGTGGACAGCAGTTCAAACTCAAGGTTCTGCGCAAAGAGATCATCAAGACAAAGATCTACGATCTCTTGGTCTGCCAGGAGTGCTGGGATCCCGACCATCCGCAGTTGCTGCTGGGCATGTACCCGGTGGATGACCCCCAAGCGGTGCGTAACCCTCGCAAGGACAATACGTACATTACGGCGGGCGTCAACGGTTTGGAGTTGGATCCGAACTCAACGTTTGCGGGTTTTCCGACCGGCGGCTCCCGAGACATTCAGTGGGGTTGGAATCCGGTTGGCGGAGCACGTGCAAGTGATGTCGGTCTGACGCCAAATTACTTGGTGGCAACCACCTCTGTTGGTACAGTAACCATCCAAACGACGTAAGGAGTCGATCATGGACAAGAAAGATCTGGCACAGGACAAGAAGACGGCGGCTTCCGCAGTGCACAAGCATGAAAAGGCTATGCACCCGGGCAAGCCCATGACGAAGTTCGCCAAGGGCGGCAAGACCAACCTTCAGATGAAGCAGTTGGGTCGTGGACTGGCGAAGGTCGCCAACCAGAAGAAGTCGTCGTTCACCTACAAGAAGGGTGGCTGATATGGCAAAGTTCAGCAAGAAGGTGGGCGGTAAGGAAGTCGGCAGTGCCGATGTTTACGCTGAGCCCCACACCATGAAGGGCGGCAAAGTTGCACTGGGTAACGGCACTCAGGCGGAGCCCACGCGGGCTAATCGCGTGAATATGTCCGTGGGCAACATCGACCGCGACGGGTACGACCCCGCTCCCAAGACTTCGGGCATCAAGATCCGTGGGACTGGCTGCGCAACTAAGGGTACGATGGCGCGAGGCCCGATGGCCTGAGCGTGAGGCGTAGATGAACTACACCGAGTTGAAGACCAATATCGCAGATGTCTGCGAGAACACGTTCACTGAGGACGAGTACGCGCTGTTCACCAAGCAGGCTGAGCAGCGCATCTACAACACGGTTCAACTCGCCAACCTGCGCAAGAACGTTACCGGCACGCTGACTTCGGGAAACAAGTATCTCCAATGCCCGTCAGATTTTCTGTCGGTGTACTCCCTGGCCATCGTCAAGGCCGATGGAGCGTATGAGTACCTGTTGAACAAGGATGTGAATTTCATCCGGCAGGCGTACCCGAATCCGGCTACCACGGGGGTTCCCAAGCACTACGCCATCTTTGGCCCCCGGTCAGACGACGTGAATGAGTTGACCTTCATCCTGGGCCCGACCCCCAACGCCGCGCTAACGGCGGAACTACACTATTACTATTACCCGGTATCCATGGCGGATACGGTGGCGAACCCAAGCGGTACCACGTGGTTGGGGGACAACTTCGACTCCGCCCTGCTGAATGCGGCTCTGGTGGAAGCCATCCGGTTCATGAAGGGCGAGCCTGACATGGTGCAGTTCTACGAGCGCATGTACATGCAGTCTATTGCTTTGCTCAAGAACCTTGGCGACGGCAAGCAGCGCATGGATGCGTACCGCGACGGCCAACTGCGCGTTGAGGTCAACTGATGACTTCGATCGTCCAAACGCAGACCACCTCCTTCAAGAAGGAGTTGTACCAGGGCATCCACGATCTCACGACGGATGTTCTGAAGATTGCGTTGTATACGGCCAATGCGGACTTGAATGCGGATACCACGGCTTACACCACGACGGCGGAGATCACTGGGACTGGGTACTCGGCGGGCGGCAAGACGCTGACCGGAACGACCATCAGCAGTTCTGGATACACGGCTTTCGTGGATTTCGACAATGTGGAGTGGAACCCCGGCGTGTTTACCGCACGGTGTGCTCTGATCTACAACTCCAGTAAAGCCAACCGTTCCATCGCGGTGTTGGACTTCGGGTCAGACAAGACCTCGACCACCACTTTCACCATCGTCATGCCGGTCAACGACGCCAACAGTGCCTTGATCCGGTCTTCCAACTAAGGAGTCATTATGACCATCGACAAAATTACTGCGGTTGACAAAGTTGAGGCCGCATGCTCGTACAACACTCAGCCGTCCGATGAGATGGGCATCCACGGCACATACCATGCTGTGTGCCGCGACAAGGATGGCAGCATCAAGTGGGAAGACGACATCAAGAACCTCGTGACGACGGTGGGCAAGAACCTGACGTTGGACACGATTCTTGGTAACTCTGCTGCGGGCGCAGTTGTCATGGGCCTCAAGGGCACCGGCACTCCATCCGCAGGTGATACTCAGGCTTCTCACGGCACCTGGAATGAAGTTGGTCTGGCTAACGCTCCGACCTACTCTGGTAACCGCAAGACGCCGACGTTCAGCGCCGCATCCAGTGGCAGCAAGACCACGTCATCGGCTGTGACGTTTAGCATCACTTCGTCCGGTACGGTTGCTGGTTGCTTCATCAACATCGGTGGAAGCGCCACGATTGACAACACCACGGGGACGCTGTTTTCGGCAGGTGACTTTTCCAGTTCTAAATCTGTGGTGAGCGGCGACACAATCGCTGTGACCTACACCGCTACCTTGACCTGACATGGCCTTTGGGTGGGGTGACGGCGCTTGGAGCGAGAAAGGCTGGGGCGGTGTTACCGCCTTCAGTGATTCCGTCTCTGAGTCTGCCACCCTTTCTGAAACACAGTCTGTTGATGCAACCCTAGCCGGAAGCGTCACAGAAACTGCTGCGCTTGCGGAAACGCAGGCGGGCGCAGCCACCTTCCCTGTCTCTGTTACCGAAACAGCGGCGGCTACGGAAGATCAATCAGTCAGCCTTGTTTATGCAGATACCGTTTCTGAAACGGCGGCGCTGACTGAGGCGCAGACTGCCGCGACCGATTACACCGAGTCGGTTACAGAAACCTCCGCCATCTCGGAGACAAATGGCGGTGGGGCCACATATCCGGTTTCCGTTACGGAAAACTTGGTCACGCAAATGGCCTGGGGCGGGGGCGGATGGGGCGTTTCTGCGTGGGGCGGTGCGGACACCATTTCCGAGACTCAGAGCGCCGCGCTGATTATGAATGTCTCAGTGACGGAGACGGCGGCAGCGTCTGAGACGCAGGACGCGCTTGTTGATTACACGGCGGCTGTCACCGAGACGGCGGCTGCAACAGAAACTCAGTCAGTCAACGTCGATTACGCAGTCAGTGCTTCTGACTCCGTGGCTATCACTGACGATCAGAGTGTGGCTACCACCTATGCGGTGAGCGTCACGGAGACAGCGGCGGCTGCGGATGATGAACAGGCGGGCTTGTTCTACGGCGATACGGTTACGGAGACGATGGCAGTCTCCACAACGGAAGAGGCGGCTACAAGTTATACCGGGCTGTCGGTCACAGAAACTGCGGCCATAACTGACACAGAAGACGCCGCCACCACATTTGTGGCGTCTGTAATTGAGAATGCGACGATAGCCGCCCAGATAGCGGCCATCACAAACTACGGGGTATCCCGTACCGAAACCGCTGCCATCACCGAATCACAGACGGTGCGCTATTTCTGGGAAATCATTGATGACACCCAGACCGCAAATTGGCAGAATATCAACAACGTGCAGTCGTCCGGGTGGACGCCCGTACCGACGACATAGGAGCCTTAGATGCCCACCTCATACACCTCCCTTTTGGGCCTTGCCCTCCCGGTCACGGGTGAACTGTCCGGCACCTGGGGCGACACGGTCAACGACTACATCACCCAGTATGTAGACGCCGCTGCCGCAGGCACGCAGACCATCAGCGGTTCCCAAACAGCGGTAACGCTCACGGTCACCAATGGTTCTTCGCTGACGCAGGTTGGCTCTGGCGCTTCTGGCTCTGCCCAGTACGCGGTGATCAATTGCACGGGCAACCCGGCAGGTCTTCTGACCATCACGGCTCCGGCCTCTAGCCGCAACTACCTGATCATCAACGCAACCTCAACTTCACAGTCCGTGAAGATCGTAGGCGCAGGCCCGACCACGGGCGTGACCTTGGTGGCAGCAGAGAGCGCCATCGTTGCCTGGAACGGCAGCGACTATGTGAAGGTGGCGTCTAGCACGGCTGACGGTGTAACGACGTTCAGTGCAGGCACGACGGGATTCACTCCCTCAACCGCTACCTCCGGTGCGGTCACCCTGGCAGGAACGCTTGCCACCACGAACGGTGGTACGGGGCTCACTTCGTTTACTTCTGGTGGGGCGGTCTACGCATCATCGACTTCCGCACTTACGACGGGCACATTGCCTGTTGGCAGTGGCGGCACTGGATTAACCTCTGGCACATCAGGCGGCATTCCGTATTACTCTGCCACCAATACTCTGGCTTCTTCAGGGGCTCTGACGGCCAACCAGTTCATTGTTGGGGGCGGTGCGGGCGCTGCACCTTCGGCTTCTTCTTTGTTGGAAGTCGCCGCAGCCGTTACTACTGGCAATTACGTTCGGGCAGTTGGTTACGCCGATACCGTCACGGCTCTGGGCAACACGGGTACAGCGATCAACATCGACGTGACTAGCGGCGGTGTATTTACTGCTACGCTAACCGGCAGTTGCACGTTTACGCTGCGTTACCCAGTGTCTACGGGTTCGTCTTCGTTCACGTTGATCTTGACGAACGACGGCACTGCCGGTAGAACGGTGGCTTGGGCCGGTGGCACTTTCCTTTTCCCCGGCGGGGCAGCGTCCCTGTCTCGCACAACCACGGCGAATGCCACTGACGTTTGGGTTTTCTTCACCCCGAACGGAGGCACGACGTGGTATGGGTCTATACCCATGAAGAACATGACCGCTTAATAGGAGCAAAAAATGGCTTTGGATGCAAATCAACAGTTTCAGATGGACCTTGAGACTTCTCGGCAGGCCCATCAGTTGTCTCTTCAAATCAAGCAAGCCAAGTTAGAGGCTGTGCGTATGGCAAAAGAAACGCTGCTTGAAAATTCTCGCAGCAAGCCTGCGGACGCTCGTGAGGTTACGGCGGCTGACATCGCGGCATTCGCTGCCACGCTTGAGGCGTATGTAAACGCCTAATGGAAGGCTTTGCCTACTTCCCGGCTATCGTCTACCGAGATGAGCGGCCTGACCTTGTGGAGAAGGTGCTTTCGACATGTATCCAATATCTGGATCAAGTCCGCAAGCCCGAGTGGCCCATGTGTCAGTCTGTTCATCTTGGGCACGAACCCGCCCTACAAGAAGTAGCAAACTACCTGCTGCTGTCGTCGGTAGACCTGCTGCGCAGCCAAGGTTACGCCGTCGAAAAGTACGACTTCTACCTCTCCGGCCTTTGGGCGCAGGAGATCGGTCGGGGTGGCGGCACCAACGTGCATGTTCACAAGAACAGCCAGATGTGTGGCTGGCTCTTTCTCGAAACCCCGCAAGGGGGCGCATACCCCATCTACCACGACACTCGCATGCACAAATCCATGACCGAGTTGGACTTTGTGCAGGGCGAAGAGATAACCAATGCCACAAACAACATCCACTTCAACAACATGAAGTCTGGAACTGTGATGTTTGGAAACTCGTGGATGCAGCACCAACTGACCGGCAGCAACGCCGACACTCCGACGCGGTGCATTCATTTCATCGTGTCCCACAAGGAGCGCCCGTGCAGCATGTGCTGACGCCTTACGCCACCGCCATCGAACCGTTTGTTTGGTGGGATAACGGCTTTTCGGAACAGGAATTAAACTGGCTCCAAGAGCAGGCGCGGAGGGCGGATCAGCGGGCGCAGGCGGGTGGCGTGAAGACTGACGAGGAACTGAAGCAGGTTCGTCGGTCGCAGGTGTCTTGGTTGGAAAAAAATCAAGAGACGGCTTGGGTTTTTCAAAAATTAGGGCACATTGCCGCTTCTCTCAACGCCCAATACTATCGGTTTGATCTGACTGGGTTTGGCGAATCTATTCAGTTGACCAACTACGATCAGTCAGAGCACGGGATGTACGGATGGCACGTCGATTACGGGGGCAAGATAGCCCCAAGCCGCAAACTCAGTCTGGTGCTTCAACTGACAGACCCGAGCCAGTACGAGGGGGGAAACCTTCAGGTTATGACTGGTGGTCAGCCACAAACCGTTCGCAAACAGCGGGGTCTGGTGGCAGCATTCCCTTCGTATGTACTGCATCAAGTAACCCCCGTGACAGGCGGTAATCGCCAATCTTTGGTGGCCTGGATTACTGGGCCAGCATTCAAATGAACGCCGACTACAAGGACTTCATCGCTATCTACCGGGATGTATACCCGGATGGGTATTGCCAACACCTGATCAAAGAGTTTGATCGTCTGGTGGAGTCTGGTGCTGGTATTAACCGCCAACGTGGCGAGGGTGCGCTCAAGCACCGTAAGAATGACATGCAGTTGGGGTTGAACTTTGGGGTGCATACTGCGGCGGATTTCAACGGTAAGTCCGCGACACGCATGTTTTTTGACGGTTTGCAGCAGTGTTACGACG